CAAACATATTCATTTGAGGAGAAAAGTCACCACTCTCACCATCTGGGAGCATTGTTAATGGCAATTCTTTTTCTCCTTCAATACCTACTGAAGTTTCGAGTGTTTTAGGATCAAAAAATGATTTTTCTTCTGTCCAAATATCCCATAATGCTTTTTCGATGTTAGTATCGTGAGTAAATATAGAACCCGAAGTTGTACCAGCAGTAGCTAATTCATCTTGAAGTGTTACATCTGGAGTCAATTCTCCAAATTTTTCAGGAGTAAGTTCAGAAACACCTTTATCAAATTTGGAGGAATCCTTGACAAATTCTTTCCTTCTAAACTTTCCATATTCAAACTTCTGCATTTTCTCAGGCTCTGAAATGGTAGCACCTTTCATATGGGCTGATTTGTCGAATTCTCGTTCTTCTGCGGCGTGATCTTTCGCCATCAAATCTATCATCTCTTGATTTTTAAACGTGGCAGTTGTTCTTTTTGAGCCTTTCATATGTTTAGATTTATCGAAGTCTATAGGCTCAAATTCCTTCTTTTTGGCGATCCGTGCTTTCATCTTCCTCGTTTTTTCCGCCATTTTCTCTAACGCTTTATCTTCAGCATCTTCAGTCATTTCTGGTTCCATAGTTGTGAGTGTGGAACCTTTCATATGAGCTGATTTATCAAATTCCTTTTCCTTCTCTGCCACTTTTCGTTTACCACCTCGCCCATAATTACCATAACCCATATTTCTCGCTTCATCCTCTTCACGTAACTTTGCGAGTTTATCTTGGATATTCCTCGTCGGCTTTGCTGTACCTTTCTCATCAGCGTATAGTTCATCATCAGTTCCTTCCCAAAAGCTACCCTTCTTAACTTGAACTTCTCGTCCTTCCAACTTTGCTCCCCGGATCTTCATCAATTCTGCTTTATCTTCTTTTGACCAAGTTTCTTGATCAAGAAGTGATTCTATTGTACTGAGATCCAATTTCGCTAATTTTTCTAAATCATCAATTGTGCCGTGTCCCAAACCTACATCTACAGCACCTTGTTTCTCGGCTTCCTTCATTAATAATTTTTGATCTGCTTCCGGAAGTTCTCCAAGGCGTTCGTCTGCTGTAGCCAAATTAGTTTTATCCGATACTTCTTCAGCTACAGTTTTACTAATTTCTCCGCCTAAGAAATACCCTAGTCCACCACCAATCATTCCCCCAATTATAGTTCCGACACCAGGGAAAATTACTGTACCGATGGCCGCTCCCATTGCCGACCCGGCTGCGGCACCACCCATTCCACCGACACTTTCAGTATGTTTTATATTCTTTTCAGTTCTATCCAGAGATTCGTCTTGTTCATTAGAATACATATTAAAGGCTTCAAATGCTATTGATAGAGGTACTGCGGCTCTACCTAATAGTTTGGATGCACTTCGAGCATTCTGACTTATTTTGCTTGCGGCTTTCGCGGTCTCCTTGCCGGCTTTTTTAAATTGAGTAGCTTTTGAACCTGTAGCATTGCCCCTACCTACACCCGGCCCACCGACAGTTGGAGAACCAGGAGTCGGGAGCATTTTTTTCATCCAATTGGGAAGTAATTTGTTTGCAAAATTACCCATTGAAGTAGTTGCAGTAGACAGAAGTCCTGTTGCAGTTCCCAAAACACCGACACCAGTAGTCAAACCAGTAAGTGCCATACCGATTTTTCCGAGTGGGGACATAAATATCTTACCAAGTGTGCTAAGAAATCCGCCGCCCTTTTCAGGAGCGACTTTGTTTAGCATTGGACCTCCCGGTGCTTTAGGCAAACCTCTTCCTTTATCTCTTCCAGCTTCCGTCGCCAATCTCATACGTTTAACATCTCTTGCTTCCCCACGTCTGAGAAAATCCATTTTCTTGTCTTCAATAGTAAGAAGTTCTGCAATTTGGTCAGACTCAACTGGCAATGCTTCTTCTGCTGTGATTACTTCCGCTAGAGAACCACCGACTTCACTCCCATTTACACCATTTGTATCTGGGGCTGTTGCTATATTTTCTCCTTCAACTGTGGGGGCACCTTCGTCATTCTTTAGAAGTGTTTCCAAGAAGGGTGGAGAATGTGTTCCTAACCCGACTATGATTTCTCCAGTTTGTTCTTCTATTGCGGCTACTACATCTCCACTGCCTGTTCCACTAGATAGTGAAGAACCTCCTAAACTTTCTGATGGTCCTATTGTGGGAGATGCGGAAGATTGCTGGCTTAATCTTTCCTCCCACATTTTTTCTAACTGTTCCTCCATCTCCTCAGGACTATATTTTCCTAAGGACGATAATATATTTCTTTGTTCAGAGATATACTCTTCCTTTAATTTTGTGGACTCATCCTCTTTCTCTTGTGCCTTGATCATTGCGACCACGGCCTTTTTACCCATTTCATTATATTCGTTACCTAATTCTTTTCCTTCTGAATCAAGCATCAATTTATCAGCCATTGCTGACAGTCTCATCCCAGTATCTCTGTGGATGACTTCGGCCTCTTTAGCTTTCTCTGCACTTATGATTAAGTTATCCTTATATGCCCTCTCCTCTGCCCATTCCGACGTTGACATTTGGGAGATTCGTTCATTTCGTGCCCATTTATACTCTAGTTTCTTTTGCTTTAAGACATCTTTTTCTGCCTCGGCCATATCCTTGGCCATTTGTTCTTCTTCATTTAAATGAAAGAAATGTCCGTATGCTCTATCTTTTATTGCTTGAATAAGACTGCCTTCGTCACGTAACCACTGCTTATGTTCCGCATATTCTTCATCAAGAATCAATCTGTCCTTCGCGGCCCTCTCCTTTTGTTTCCTTTTCTTCATCCTCCGTTCAATTCTGGCATCCCCGGAGATAATTTTATTAATTTTCTCAATGCCTCCACCTATGACGGCTTTCGTCCCCATCAGCTTCGCATAGGTTTCTAATGTACTTGCCATTTTAATTCATCCAAACGGGTTTATCAACCTCTTCAGGAGGTTTAATAGAAAAACTTGTAGAACAACCACAGGTTGAGACTGCTCTAGGATTTTCAAAACGAGGACCAGGGGCAGATAAGTCTTGTGACCAATCTATCTCTAATCCATCTACTACTATATGACTCTTACGGTCTATTACTATGGGTAGACCTTTTGACTCAAACACTAAATCTTTCTTAGCTGGTTCACCGAATGTTAGAGAATACTCATAACCAGCACAACCGCCACCTTTAACGGCTACTCGGAGTGGTACATCTTCAGACAATTCTTCATCCTCTCTGATTCTCTTAAAATTCTTTGCGGCTCTATCTGTTAAACTAATCATTCTCTATTTTCTTCTAGACTTCTCATATCTTTCTTTTTCTTCGTGTAGCCAATCCGCTAAAAGTTTAACGTAAATCTCCCTTTCATACGGCATCATATTCTCTAGGTCTGCTAGGCTGTAATTGTGATGTTGCATAAGTTGGAAGTTGGTCTTGTAATGATTGGCCAACGTATCATAACTTATGCAAAGCCGAAAAAATCTTCCAGCCCCTCCAGAAGGACCGGTTCTTTATGACCACATTTTGAACACTTATAATCAACCTTGTGTCTTAATTGCGGTAGATGACCAAAAAATTCTTTAATTTCGTCAAATGCTTTTTCGTGTAAATTCTCTACAAATTTAACCATCTCAGCTTTTGCTGTTTCTTTACCTTTATAAACAGCCTCTTCATCAAATACAAAGTCTATTGAATCGACAATAATTTTAAACATCTTTTCAATAGGATCAGGTTCGTTATCGTGAACTTTCACTTCTTCAGTAGACAAAAACTTTAATTGAATTCCAATTGTATCCGTAATCATTATCTTTGAATAATCTTTTTCAGGAAAATCAATTTTGATTTCGTCAATTCTAATTGGATATTTATCTACGTGCCCACAAATCTTTCCGTCTTTTCCTTCTTGATTACAAGTAAATGATGGCTCAATCATTTCGCCACGACTTTTTGCTCTAATATTTAAGAACATATAATCTACATCAAATGCAGGTAACTTATTTCCATCTATCTTTCCATCGGTACAGTTTGTGATGATTCTTAAAATCACATCCCTTACTACTCTCTGAAACTCATCTCCCTTTAATTCCTTTGCTCCTTCCATTGCTGTTAAAAGAATCTTTTCTTCTTTCACCAGAAATGGTCTGTAGGACACATTCTGTTTTGAATCCGATGGTAGTTTTAAACTATATATCGGTGTATCTATTTTTGGTAATGCCATAATATTATCTCCTATTAACAATTATATTATCAATGCAGGGAATAAACGTTTATTCCCATTAACTTGTATTTGCAATGTCAGCGTTTTGTCCGCTGGAGAGATTCATTGCTATATCAAAGGGCTTACCTTCGTCTATCTTATCTGGATCAGCCCACCATCCATCTTTAGGATCAGTATGATTCCAATCTTTATATGCCCAAGTTACAGTAAATGTTGCTATTTCTCCTTCACTACCCCAAGAATATTCTATTGGTCCAACAGTTGTTGGATATGCTTCCATTAAAACGATATTCGCAATAGCGCCACCTTGTCTATCGAGAGGAATAATTCTAATCTCTCCTATATAATCTTCATAATAACTTAAGGTATATACTTGTCTATGTTTTCTAGGGGCGCCCAAAGATGTCCCTGTAGCGTGTTTAACTTGTCCCACAACAGCAGATATCCAACCATCAAAGAATCTATGTTCTGCATAATCCTCACCACACATAAATATCATAGTCGTTGTGTCAACTATTAAATCATTTGCTACTTTAAAGATTGGGCCAAATCGTTTACCATCCATCGTACCTAGACTTTTACCAGGTAATGTTACTTGTTTCGCTTTATATGAAAGAAATTTACTACCTCCCTTTTCATCGTCTACACCAGTGTAAAACTTCCCTAGCCAACCGCCACTTCCGGTAGTTCCCATTGTTTTGTGTCCTCGGGGCATATAAATTTCGATAGAATACATATTATTTCTAGCGAAATCACCATCTTTACCTAATATTTCGTTAAATTCTGATACAATCATTATTTGCTCCAAACTGATTTTGCACTCGGTGAACTGGTACCTACAAATTTCTGATATGGTAGAAATATAACATTCTCCCATTCATTTGGTGGTGCTTCCAGTAGACTTGTTCTTACGTGTCCGTATAAGTATTTATGTATCATTTTGTCGGCGTGTCTCACATTTCGTATTGCATCCCAAGAGACATTGAATTTTGCTTTGTCCGTCATATCTTCGACTTCGCCGTGTTGAGTAGCGAATGCCATCATTTTTTTGAAAAAGACCATTCTGTCCATAGGAGATACATAATGAAAATTGAGTCCCATAAACCCATCCCTATACACATCAAGCACAATAATAAGAGGAAATTTATCCCAATATGGAAGTATATCTTTGTATTTGGCATCATATCCAAATGTAAATATCTTCCCGGGTTCTAGTTTTGCTTTCTTTTTGAATCCTTTTGCTGATTCTCCTACTTTTCTCTTAAACCACGCTACCGATTGTTTAGCTTTTTTCGCTTTTGAAACTCTTTTAGAAGACAACGCAGAAGTAGTCAATTCGGCACCAATAGCTCTTCGTGCCATCTGACTTGTCTTACCAGACTTTTCTACTTTGCCCCATTGTCCTCCCAACCAACGATACTTACGTCCATCTGAAGCGACTCTCTCGGTGCCTTTTGCGACACTAGTAATTAATTTTTTTGAGACTCTTGCCATATTACTTTACCAAATGGTCCTCTGTTAGTATTTTAAATTGCCACTTCCTATCATCACAAAATTCTCTAGCCAT